TAATTGACAAAAGCGTTTGGGGTATGACTTTTGGTGCAAATTATAACCTTTTTTATAAAGAAGGTAAAAGATCTCCATTCAGCCTTTATGGAGGTATAGGTTTTGCCGAACATAGTGAGATTTCAGAAACTTACTATTATTATAAGTGGATAGATTATCCTGAGCTTAATGAGGGAAATCTATGGACTTATGTTTCTAATTCCAAGTTTCTTCCATCTGCAGAAGTTATGATTGGGATTGATTTTATTAATAAAGGCCCAATTCGTATTGGCGTAATAGGTGGATTTAATACATCTTCTTTATTGATAGGTTATGGATTCCTGGGAATAGCGTTATAAAAGAAAAACAAACACAATACAACTTATGCCCGGGAATATCCCGGGCTTTTTTTTTGTCCTTTTCCATCCTCGTTATTCCGGATACTTTTGACCATTCAATTATTACTAACCCAATTAAATTACACAATGAAAAAGATCCTGGTTATCGGCTCATTCATGCTTATGGCAATGGTGAGCTTTGCGTCGGGGCCTGCGCTTAAGGATTGCGACAAAGTTTCAGCCACTGTATCGCAAAGTACTGACCTGGTTATTACCATGTCAGCCATTATCCCTCAAGCTGTAGTTTTTTACGAACTACCTTTCGCAGGCACTATCCCGAACCTGGTGACGCCAATTGAATCGGCCAAGCTTTCGAGCTACGTTGCTGATATATGGCATCCCCCGGTATTAAGTACTTCGTGGCTGAACTTCAATACTAATTATTTAACGTGTAGTATGGCTCTGGATGGTAAAGCTCAAAATTGCCGATCGGACAAACTACTGAATCCGGATCAAACTAATTATAATAGAGTTTTTCATATTTGCTGGTTCGATATCGCCTAACATGGCTGAATAGTATGTCGGAATGTTATTCAGTCGAAAAGGGTCCCGTTGCCGGGGCTCTTTTTTTTGTCCTTTATTTTCGGTCTGTGCTGCCTTTACTTCGTATCCTCAAACAAAAAGAACTAATGATCCACATCGGACGGTTGCCTCAACTTATGGAACGCCTGGATAAAGACCGGAGGCGGATCCCGTTCAGCTGCGAGGTGATTGTGAAAAGCGGTGAACGTATTAAAGTGGCTGAATGTGTGTGCACGAGTACCCACAGCAAAAACCGTACGGCAAACCTTATGTTCCTGCCAAGTATGGAAGTTCGAACCGTTTACCTGATTGCTATTGTACGTTTTAACGATGAAGAGGTATTTATATGAAAAAGAATGAAATTGTTATCCTCGATAATGCCGGATCGGCTTACCTGAGCGGAGTAAAAGCAGCTGTTACAGTTACCCCTGCCCGCGATATGTTCGCTGAGCCTGAATCAAAGCCAATTCCGTTTAGAATTAAAGATAAGCAATATCGGGGCGCTGTTCCATGGGGACAGTACAACGATTTGCCTGCCCAGATCATTAAAAAAGTAGAATCAAACCCGGTGATGAGTTCCGGCATGCTGTTTAATATCGAGATGGGCTATGGTACCGGTATTGTTGCCGGAAGATGGAGCCACGTTGAGGGTAAGGACATTTTTACTCCCGAACTGGAAGATGAGAATGTAAATACATTTTTCGAGGAGAATGACATCAACATGTACCTGCTCGAGCAGCTTACCGATATGAATTTCTTTTTCAATATTTTTCCCGAAATTATTTTAAATAAAGAAAACAAACCCAAAATAGTACAGCTCAGCAGCAAAGAGGCTTCGTTCAGCCGCTGGGAGGAAATGAACGACATGGGTATTATCGAAAATCATTTTTACAGCGCTTACTGGTCGCCCAATAAACCCGAACTTACTGATGCAACTCCTGTGCTTAACCGACACATGCCATTGCGCGATTTACGTGTGCGAATGGGATTGCAAAAGGATTATAACGGTAAAATGGTGGAATCGCCAAAAGATTACCGTTTCATCATTCCGGTTTCGTTTCCTACCCCGGGAAGGAGTTATTATCAGAAACCATACTGGCTCTCGATCATACAATCAGGTTGGTATGATTATGCACAAAAGATCCCGGAATTTAAAAACGCTTTAATGGATAACCAAATGTCCATTAAATACCACGTTGAACTAGCTTCCGATTATTTTGACAGCATTTTTAAAGATGAAGGAATAACAACTGATGAAGCAAAAAGGGCTCGTATCAAAAAGGAATATGGCGATTTGAATAAATTCCTTTCAGGCACTAAGAACACAGGTAAATCGGTGATTTCATTCGTTCGCTATGCTCCTGATGGAAAAGAAATGCGCCGTATGAAAATTACGGTTATCGAGGCAACAAAGCAGGGTGGCGAATACCTTGATGATTCCGAAGAGGCCAGTAATATAATGAGTTATGGCATGGGTGTTCACCCGAGCCTTATCGGATCCAGTCCTGGTAAATCGAAAACCATTAACGGTACTGAAGCCAGGGAACTCTTTATCATTAAACAGGCCTTGCTTAAACCCTTCCGTGACAGGTTACTTATGCCTTTATACCTGATTCGTAATTTCAACGAGTGGGATAAAACCTTATCCTTTCATATTCCTAACATGCAGCTCACTACCCTGGATAAGGGTACCGGCTCCGAAAAAGTTGTAAGCTAATGTCAATTATAGATTCAACCGTTAAGCTTAAGAAATACCTGCCAGTTACAGGTACTTTCAGTGTTGACAATGTACTACCGTTCGTTAACGATGCCCAGGAGAAATTCATGCGCAGGTACCTCGGTGCCAAATTACTGCAGGAGCTTGATGAATTTGTTACTTCCGGTACTATTCCGGAGTGGACCGGCATAACCGGAGCTCTTGTATCGTCGTACATCACCAAGCTGCTTCCTCATGCTCAGAATGCGGTTACAGCTTTTGCCTTTTATCTGGCCACTCCTGTTTTGGATATAAAAATTACTGATTCCGGATTTGCCGTTATCAGCAATAATTCAACACTGGTACCAGCATCAGCCGAACGGGTGAAGAAATTCCGCGAAAGCATTGAGGAAACCGGATTTTCGAGGGTTGAAACCATGCTCAGGTACCTGGAGGAAAACAAAATGAGTTATCCTACCTGGACCAGCTCGGATGCATCCACATTGGCAAGCCGTAACCTGGTAAACAGTACCGAGGTTTTCGATACTATCCTTAGCATTAACCAGAGCAGGCTTACGTTCCAGAAACTTCGCCCGGAACTGGATAATGTAGAAGTATTGCAGATAGAGCCAGTGATCAGCACGGCTTTTGCCGATTTGCTCCGGGAGCAGGTTAGTATCGATGAAGTAAGTAATGATAATGCTATTGTATTGAAACTGCTTCGTAAAGCCATAGTTTACCTCACTGCCGGCATTGCTATTGATCCCAAATATACGGGGCGCGGCACACAGTTTCTGGCTGAAGTAAAAAAAGTAATTGATGCCTCGCCGGATAAATACCCATTGTACCGCGACAGCGATTGCTACGACTCAACCAAAACATCATACTCCAATTTCGAGAACCTTGAAGAAAACCAAACATTTGTGTTTGGCGGATAACCCAACCTGTAAACTAACTGCACAATGCCTCACCGACTCCTCACACTCGTAAACTGGTCCGTTGCTCACTATTGGAATTTTGTAACCGGTTTTTTCTTTGCATTCCTGGCTTATTTCGGCGAACTGAAGGGAACATTTCATGTAATGTTTGCAGCTTTTCTGTTTGATCTGGCCATGGGAATATGGGCTTCGAAAAAGATCCGAAAAGAAAAATTCTCGATGGACAAATTCTTCACTGCCTTGCTCCGGATGGGTATAGCTGGTGCTGTTGTACTTATATTTTATGCAGCCGATAAAGAGATGAACCAGGAAATGATAAGTACCTCGAATATTATTTCATACCTGGTAACTGGGTTTCTGCTTTATAGTGCTGCTAAAAATGGGTACCAGCTTACAGGTGGTAAACTCTTTTTAAAAATAATGGAAGCCATCAATAAAAAAGTTGAAGACAATACCGGAATTAGTATTGACAAATTAAACGGAGAAATGTATGACAAAGATTAAATACCTGATAATACACTGCACCGCCACACCCGAAGGCCGTGAAGTAACAAGCGAAACCATCCGGCATTGGCATACCGATCCGCCGCCTGCAGGCCGTGGATGGAAACAGGTAGGCTATACTGATATCATTCATCTGGATGGTAATGTGGAGCGCTTTGCAAAAAATAACGATGATGCCAATGTTGATCCATGGGAAATTACCAATGGAGCGGTTGGTATTAATTCCGTTTCGCGGCATATCGTTTACATTGGCGGAGTGGATGCCGATCAAAAAACGGCTAAAGATACCCGCACCCGGGCTCAGCTCGATGCGCTTGAGTATTTCGTTAAAGATTTCCTGAAGAAATACCCATGGGTAAAAGTAGCCGGTCATAACCAGTTTGCTGCAAAAGCATGCCCAAGCTTTAACGTACCGCGTTGGCTTGTATCGATAGGAGTTTCACCGGCTAATATTTATGGTAAATTATGAAAACCCGCTACCATCTGATTATTTATGCCATCCTGGTATTAATAATTTTCTTTCTCCGGGAGTGTCAGCCAGCTCCGGAACCATGCCCGCAAACATCGATCGACAGCACTACCCATTGGGAACATGATACCGTTTTTGTTGATGGCGATTCAATTCCTTATCCGGAACCATATGTTGAAATTGATATCGATACTTTTTTCAAGGAGGTGCCAGCCGATACAGCGAAGATCCTCGCTGATTATATCAAAATAAGAAAATACAAATTGCCGGTACTTAACGATTCTAACGGTGTACTTGATGTGTTTGCCGATGTACAATTCAATAAAATTATTAACTGGACTTATCAAGGGCAATACGTTACTCATATAAAAGTGATTGAAAAAAATCATGTAAAAATTATAGAGCCAACCCGAAAGCTATTCGTAGGCGGATATCTTTCGTCGAATGGGAAAGATTATTTTGGAGCATCGCCAGCCCTGATGTATATGAGCAAAAAGGATCATGCTTATTTTGCCGGATACGATCCAATAAATAAAACCGGTCAAATCGGAATGTTTTTTAAAATTAAACTTAAGAAGTAACCTGCTGCCTGGGTTCCTTGCCGGGATTTGCCTGCCCGCTGCCGGTCGCGTTGTGAAACGTTGACCGGCTTTTGTTTTTGTGGCAATCTTGTCCTTTATTTTTCTTCGTGTCTGGTATTACTTCGCACAAAAAACAATATGCGAACCTTGCAAATTGATAAACGGATATTCAGTGTACCGGCCAGCTGGCGCGATCTGGATCCGGATCAGCTTATACAAGTGGCTGAACTTGCCGATAAAGGCTTAAGCCATCACGAATTCCGTATTTCGCTGCTCCGCATACTGCTTGGAATTCATGTGGTTAAAAAACCTGAACTGGTAATTGACAATATTACTTATTATTATTTCCGCCACGGAATTACCAGCGAATTCCTGATATCAGAAATTGACATCTCGTTTATTACTTCGATTTTCGATTTCATGTTCCGGAAACAAACGCCCGATACTCCTCAGGATACCTATGCA